TGTTAAATTGACAATATCAGTGGCAGTAAATTTACCTGCGACTTGAGTTCCACCACCTACATTTAGAGCACCACCAATACCAACTCCACCAGCAACAATAATAGAACCAGAAATTGTTGATATACTCTCAACTGAGGAAAGAACAGTTAATGTGTTGTTAATAACAAGACCATTTTTAACTTTAAAATCTTTCTCAACTGACAAAATAAGCATATTTTTCTCTTACATTAAAGCCATAATTTTGTTAATATTTTTTTATTATAAACTCAAAGTAGTTCTATGAATTTTAACAACTAAAGAAGTAGGACTGATTGCTTTAAATAACAATCTGCAGGCTCCGTTAGAAATATCTGCATCAAAAGTGCCTAATTCGTTATCATTTGAAATAATATCATATTCTGTTTTATACACAAATCCATTCATATGTGTAATTAAAATTTCTTGCGCATGAATAAAATTTTGGTCCACAATTTGAATTAGGTATTTGGCTGTTCTGTAAGTACTGACACTAAATGAATCTAGTACTGTTTGAATTGAATTAGTTATAGGATTACTAGTGAAAGAAACAACCTGATGATTATTACTGCTGTATGCTTCTATCATAGAACTTGATGCAATCTTGCCTAATACTGTTGTTCCTTCAACAAATAAATTATTATGAATTCCAACTCCGCCTAAAACTTGTAAATCGCCAGTAGACGTATTTCCAGTATTTGCTTGACCGCCTACAAGTTTGATCGCCCCTGTTCTAAAAGTTCCGTATTCAGTGGCTGTAAAAAAACCTTGGCTTTCATTTCCGTTACTATACCATTCTAAATATTGGCTAGAATTATTTAACCCTAAAAATGCATTCTTATTGTTTGACTTATAATAGTTAAAGATTAATCCTATATCTTTTCCATCATCATATTCCCATAGATTATTAGGTAGCGTATCGTTGGGCCAAACATGTAATTGTAATAAATTATCTGTATAAACTGTATTAGTTGAATAAACATTGGTAGCTGTGCCATTTACCGTAATGCCATTGTGAAAAAAAGCTGTGTCTTCAACAACTAATGTTTTTCCAATCCAAGCACCGCCTTTTATATATAAAGAATTATCTGAAGCAGTAAATATACTTGACAAAGTGCTATTGTTTTTTATATTTCCTAATATCTCACTATTTCCGCCAACATATAAATTCTTAGCTATCCCTACTCCACCAAAAACTCTTAATGCACCTGTGTCTGTACCATTTGACTCTATTGTTCCTGATAATGTTAAAGTATTTGAAAAAATTGGACCTGTTGCAACATTGCCTTGACTTATTAAAACGTTTCCCGATGTTCCAGGACCAAAAAAATTAGTTTGTCCTACATTATATTGAAACGGAATTTGACCTGGTGATCCGGCAGCTAAATTTGTAGCTGTAATTGCCAATCCTGATGCAATATTTGAAGAAGCAATCCAAGAGGCTGTATTGTATGATGCTGTTAAAACATATCCATTTGGTCCAAGAGGGATAAATGTTGTGTTTCCATAGGTAGTTTGAATAGGAATCGATCCAATTTCACCACCATCTATATTTGTTGCTGTAAAAGAGCGAGAAGCAAAATCTGATCCAGTTGATATGCCATAAATTTTTTCAGTAACTCTTAGTTCTTTTTGTATTGCAACACCACCAAAAACAATTAGCGCTCCGGTAAACGATGATGTTGAATTGGTTACATTTGTTATTGTTGTAATACCTGAAATTACAGCATCACCTCTAATATCTATTTTAGCCGTAGGTGTAGTTCCATTTCCTATTACAAGTCCATCTTTTGTTCCATAAAAAAGTTGATAATTTATTAAATCATTATTAAAATATGCACTTATATGTCCGTAAATTGTAGGAGATCCTGAAATCACAGCAGGAGTAATTTCATCTCCGAAATAAATAGCACCGCCAGATTGTGTACCTATATTAATTGCAGAATTAGCATGAATTTTATTACCGCTAATATCATATAACGTTGGTAAAGTGTTAAATCCTATAGGAGTATGAATTTCAGTTGCAAATAACCTACCTCCAATACCTGCACCACCTAAAACCTGAAAAGCGCCTGTTTGTGTAGATGACGAATCTGTTATACCTGATAAAGTCAAAGTATTTTGAAAAACTGGACCTGTATTGCTTTGGCCTTGACTTACTAACACTGTTCCTGTTTGTCCTGGACCAAAAAATCCCGTTATAGAAGGATTTTTTTGAAATGGGATCTGCCCTGTAGATCCCAATGCAAGATTAGTAGCTGTATTAACAACTTGTGCTACCTTTCCATATATTGTTCCAGAAACAAATACATCCTTAACTAAGAGATCTAATACTGATGCAGTGCTAAATGTTTCAATTGGTCCATATATTGTGGCTGTTGTTCCTACGATTAAATTTTTTGCAGCAGCAATACCTCCATCGGATTGTATGGCATTGACATTACCTGTAGAACTTGTTACTGAACTAGTTCCTTCAGTTATTAAACCATTTTTTGTTACAAAATCTTTGCTTTGAGAAAATGTCATTGATTTGGCTTCTTATTTTGCCATACCAGTTCGCAATAGTTTTATCGTTTTAGCTGTCGCATCTGAGGCTATAAAATATAACTTTACAACTATGTCACCTAAGTCGTTTGTGACCAATGCATCAAAATTTCCTAGGTCACCATCTGTCATTACAGATCCGTACTCTGTAATAATCACAGTTCCAGAATTAGACACTAAAGTTAACAATTCAGTTACTTGCGCTCTATGACCTATTAGATTTCCTTCGTCTATCTGGACTAAATATTTTGCAGATCTAAATTGGCCAAAAGAATACTGGTCTATTATTGTAGGAATTGTTGAAGTTGTAATTTGTACTGTGGAGTCAAAAATTGTATCAGTTATTCTTAGTGATTCTGAATTTATTCTTCCACCAAATCCTGCACCTCCAGTTACTATTAACGCCCCTGTAGTTGTAGAGGTAGATGTTGCTGTATTTGTTAATTTTATAGGATAAGGTGTTGAATTCCCTCGTAAAGTAGTACTTTCTAAAGTAGAAATATTATTAATTTCTATATACCCACCTCCAATGTCTGTAATATCAATATCTGCACCGTCCTGCAAAGAGGCGTTAAAACTAGCTGTTGTTAGAACTGGTGCTCCATCTGAAAATAAAACTCCTCCAACAAAAACATTTCCTCCTACACCTATTCCGCCTGTAACAATTAAATCACCTGTTGTTGAACTAAAAGAATCAATTCCTCCCGTAGCAAATATAGTCTTAAATGTAGCGGTATCTCCACTAACAGAACCTATTCCAGTTCCTCCTGAAAATATACCACTACCTATAATCTGTCCACCTATATATAAATCTTTGCCAATAGATGCTCCTCCTTTAATAGTTAGAGCACCTCCTGTTGTAACAGATACTGCATTTGTTTCGGTGGTTATTATTAAACTGCCTCCTGTGGCGCTATTCCACGATATGTTTTTAATTGCTACCCAGGCTTTGCCATTGTAAATATATTGAGTACTTCCTATAGTAGCATAATCTCCTACAGCAGGATTTTGTGGAAAATTTAATATAGCCATAGTTTATCTCTTTAAATTGTGCTAATTTGAATCCAAAAAGTGTCAGTACCGTCTCGTACGTATTGAAAAAAGGCAGGAATGCTGGCATCAATCCAAATGTCATTAACTCTAGGATAAACTGGTGGAGTTCCTGTGGTTATTGTGGTGGTTTGGGAATGAAGCAAAAAGTTTTCATTTGGATTACCTACAATATGTGAATATACAGCGCCTTGCACCGCCATACCTCCTATCACAACTAATGCACCTGTATCTGTTCCTATAGATGCTGTTCCTAATCCTAATCTTACATCTGAATTCCAATCACTATTACCTGCTCCGTCATAATAAAAAACACTTCCAATGTTAATTTGATTATCTTTGTTATCTACAAGATTATCACCACCTAACGCTATTGTTCCGTTAACGTTAGTTAAATTAGCTCCAACATTATGTCCTATAAAAGTATTATTAGATCCAGTTATCATTGAAGTTACTAAATTATTACCAAAAAAGAAATTACTATCTCCGTTTTGTAATACTGGTGCAGTATTGATTCCTAATGCAATATTATTATCGTTTGCAACATATCTATATATCGTACCACTAGAGATATATGATGTGTATCCTGTTCCATTTTCAGGAAGCACTAAAATGCTGTTATTAAATAAAGTTAATGTTAAAGAGCTAATTACTTCAACAAAAAAGTTTCTTTGATTTAACTGCGTAGTACCTACTATATTGTTTAAATAAACTCTTGTACCTGTAGATATATTATGATTAGATTGAACCGTTACTTGTACAGGTGAAATCACCGTTCCACCTGAAACATAATTTGTCAAAGATATTATAGAACCTTGATAAGTAGTTGTAGATCCGTTAGCATAAATAGTTCTTTGTTTATTAGCATATAGGCTGAATGTATTTGCAGACAAAACATCTACCCAATAACTTGTTTGATTAACAATACTAGGTGCCCCAGATGCTGTGCTTATTCCATTAACTCCAGATATCATAATTTGATAACCAGTTGTTAAATTATGTAACGGAGATGTAATCACCATAGGTGATGTATTTGTAATATTTGTTATAGATGTAGCTGCTGTAAGCGTTACACTAGTAATAGTAGCTAAAAATGGAAAATTATTTGTTCCCATCAAAGCTAAAGCACTATCACCTATCGCTATTGTATTGCTTATGTCGGTACCTGAACTTAACGCTCTACGGCCCATAGCAATTACCTTGTTTGCAGTTATTAGACCGTTGAGTACATCATATCCTATAGCAATGCTGTTTTGACCATCTTCGAATCCAGATATTGCTGTACTTTCAGTATTTCTAAAAACAATGTTATTTTTACCTTCATAACCTGTTCCTATTGTAAGTCTACTTACTACAATGTCATCTTCTACATGCATGTTTCCGCCGATACCTATACCACCTTGTACAACAAAATTACCAGAACTTGTTGATGTTGATAAAAATGATGATCCTGTAGCTAGAACTCTAATGGTGCCTTCAGGTAATAGACTAAACATTGTACCTGTAGTAAATCCAACAAATCCTAAACTTGTTTTATAACTTGTTCTTAGAAGTGAGTCTGTAGCTATGGTAAATCCTGTTAATGTAGTTTCTGATGCAGGTAATTGAGGTTGCGCATTAGAGAGATCTAAAAATTCTCCACTTTTTCCTTTTCGTAATGTTGATCCACTCAATAATTTAGGCATTATTATCTCTATTAATTATTTGCAGTTTCTAATATACTTAATATTAATTGTATGGTACCACTATTATTACCAAACGCTCTGATACTATCCAAACTTTCAATAATCAGTTTACCTCCTAATACCGTAGCCGCATCTCCTTCAGGAATGGCAAAGTTTTTAACAATAAAACTATCAACATTTGCTGCTTGAGCTCCATTCCCTTGAGCATCTGCAAGAATTGGTCTATTTCTATGATGTATAAAATTTACAAATTGTGTTGTACTCGTTAAATTTGCACATTGTGCCATAAGGACAATACTTGTCACACCAATAGGAGCAGTATAAACCGTGCTTGTATTTCCAGGTGTGGGTGTAAAATAAACCGTACTTGAATTTAATACAGATGTTTTTGTTTTAAACGAATTTAATGGAATTAATGCCATAATATTTCTTATTAGCCTCCGCCTGATTCAATCGCTAAAATAAACGGTGTTAAATTAGCAAATAATGAACGTGTAAATGTTCGTCCACTTAAAACTCCAGTTGCCTGACTTATGACCAACTCAGGACCAATTCTAAAATCCCCATTTTGATCAGTTGTCGTAAAGAATACTTTACCACTATTTAATTGTACAACTTCTTGGTCTGTCTTAGGATCTGCTACACCTCTTTGAGGAAGTGCTCCATAATCTATACCAGCTCCTACATATTCAAATACATAACCTGAAGCACTCATATAACTTCTCTGATAAAAGTTAACTATAGCCCCGTCTGGAAATTTATCAGTTCTTGTTATATTTTCACCTAATTGAACTATATGATAGGTGCCTTGTCGTCTCCAATAACTTAAACCTGCCATTACCATATTATAATTGCTACCTGCTTGAATATCATATATTAATCTTCGTAGAATAATTTTAGTATCCCTCTGGCATTTAACTTTAATAAGTTCTTTGTAGTCATCCGTATATGTTGCCAGAGTAGAACCACCAGATCCCCAGTTGTAATATTCTGTGTAGGCAGCAACTTCATCTGCTAAAAATTCTATGTTGGCCTCTATCAATGACACCGCAGCCCCTGCTCCTTGTACAGCAGGACCTATAGTTTTTCTCAGTGAAGGCCTGACAATATTTTCTGCTGCTGTTAAATTGGCTGCACCTATAATGTTAATCATGTCAGCAAATCTAAGGTTAATAAATGCTGTTGCTAAAGCACCTTCATTTATCAGTAAGTTTATAAACTGAGTTGTGGTGTTAGTACCGGTTTGCATACTAGATATAGCTGTATTGCTTATCACTCTATTTGTTAGAGTATTAAGATGCGTCATAGCATCAATATGTGGTTGCACCTGTCCCACAGATAATCCTAAATGTTGAGGACTTAAAATATTTATTCCGTCAGGAATAAGATCATTTTGTTTATTATATTGTGGATTGTTTCCTATTTCACTGCTTAGTACGGTATAATAACTATTTCCACAGAAATATAAATCAAAGTAATTATCATTAATAGTAAGTGCTGTATTATCGGGATCTGAACCACCAGATGTTAAAGGTTTACTTAATGTCACCGATTTAAACTCTACATTTGTAACAAATGTATCATCATCACTATAAGGAATAAAATTACCATTTGAATCAATATTTGTACTGGTTGTTTTTCCGAATTGATCCCTTATGTAGACTCTATTACCAATGTAAATACCATCGGTATTGATAGGACTTATTATAATACTTCCTGTTGTCAATGAACTCGTTGTTGGATTAGCATTGAGAAATCCGGGAAAACCTTGTTCGTTCAGTTGTGGAAGAAGTTTGCCTGTAAAATCTCTAACAGTTTCAGGAGCTTCTATTTCCATAACTAGAGAAATATGAGGTCTATCATCAAGGTCGGGTAAGAATATCATAACCCTTGCTTCGTTTGGCCAAAATCCGCTTGGATAATATTGGTCAAGGTAATCTGATCCAGGAATTTGTGGACTTTCAGGGTATGATTTGTAGCTGGGATTATAAACATGCCCTGAAAACTTTCTCTTTCCATAACCTTTAGCCTGTAAACAAATCGTTCCAAAATTAGCATTACTATTAACGATAGAAGCGATTCCGCCTGAATCTACCTCTACACCAATTGAACAAAAAATAGTAAACACAGATACTAGCTGAGCATATCCGTCTCTAATAATATGTATTCCTCTTCCACCTTGATTAACCTGAGTAAATGCATCGTAAACAAAAGATTGAATAGGACTTCTATCACTAATAACACCGCCGTCAACAAGACTTCCGCCCATACTTCCTATAGGATCAATCTTTCTTTGAGCCCAAGTTGAGGTATTTCCTGTGTATTCATAACTAAAAATATCTACTTGCTTATCTCTATAAGGAAAAATTAAACTTTCTCCAAAATAAAGTGTTGCATTATTTCCAAAGCCAATAGTTGGCGTATCTAAACCAATTCTATAAGTATTGTTTGTGATTGTTTGAAACGAAACTACCCTAGGACTTAATTTAACATCTGCTCCATTTATACCAACTAATGAAAATAATCCACCACCTGCATAAATCGGAGGCGCATATAAAGGGCCTTTCTCTATGATATCTGTAATTATTTTAAAGTTTCTTTTAATTGCTTCTTGCGGGCCATATTCATATCCGTAGTCAAAAAATGGATTTATTATTTGTTGAATTATTGTTCCTGTTGTAGCAGTTACAGCGATGTTACTAGCAACTGCTAATGCAACATCTCTTGCTCTGTTCATAGCAAGAGTAGTAGTGCTTTCTTGTCCTGCAATGGAATTGTATCCGCCTGACCAATATGATACTCCTGCTTCTATACTTTTACTATTACCACCTAAAATTATATCCTGTGTTACTGCATCTAGAATTAATCCAACATCTCTATAACACTTGGCTTCATTATAATTGAATTTGCCAGAATTGTATGTTTCATCTATAAAGGCAATAGTTTCTTCAATTAAAAATTGTTTGTTTGAGTAAATCAGTTCATATGCTGTTAATACTGAGGCAGTGGAACTAGCCGTCATAGCTATTGCACGAGGCAATGATGCAACTGAAGGTCCTAGATTTATAATACTTGTAATAGTATTAACACTATTTGTAATGGCTGTTGCTTCAGCAATAGTAGCTGTAGTTGAACTAAAAATTTGCTTAAATTCTTTTTGCTTTGCAGTTACATTTTGATTTTGGATGACTTGTCCTATAATTGTGCCTAAATAATTAAATGCAGCTATAGTTTGTGTTGTCTCATTATATACATTGGAATCTAAAGTGCTGAATCCATAATAATATAGCCCGTTTTGCACACTTTGTCTGTTACCACCGTGAAGCATATCAAATGCCACAGCATCTACCATATATGCTACATCTCTAGCACATTTGTTGGTGTCATAGCTAAATCCCCAATTGGTAGCTTGAATAAAAGCATTTACTTCTGCTCCTAGATAGGCAGCATTTAATCTCAAATTATTAAATGCATTTATTTTACTCTGAATATTACTGGCCCTTCCATTTGCAATTATTCTATCAGACCATCCTTTTTTATTGCCTCCAATTATTTCTATAATTACATTGAAATTGTTTCTAATTATGTCAGCTTCTACTGATGTAGCTGCTTGATATGTTGAAGTATTTTGAATAGAAATATTTTGATATCTAAGAATAAGATCATCATCTGGTGTAATATTTTGTATAATTTTTACACTCAAGTCCTTGAGATATTTTACGGCTTCTAATGTTGGATTTAGTTGGTTTTTGATATTTCCTACATAAAAATCCTGTTCCCAATATTGAAGCCCAGCAAAAGTAGATTGACTATTGCTATGATTTTGATAATATGTATTGTATAAGAGATCCTGAGCCAATGCATCTATGATTAATCCGGTATCTCTTCTGCATTTTATCTCGCTATAAGGAAAATATCCAGGATTTGTTGAAGGAATAATAACATGATTAATATAATTTATTGTTTCAAGTTGAATAAAACTTCTATTTGCTTGAATTAGTATCTCTGCAGAAATAAATGCACTATCTGGTCCAGGACTTGTATAAACTTGCGGAGCCGCAGCAGGTCCATTATCTATAATTGTAGTAATAATATTCTTTAGATATTTAATAGAATCACTGGATACACTGCCTCCTTGTAAAGCAGTGTTTATTACTTGTTTATAAGTAGCAGTTGTCACACCTGGACTTACCTGTAAAAGATCTGTACAAGTAACATTTACAATTATGTTTTCTGCTAGTTCGTTAAGATAATCTATCGCCGATATAGTTTGTACTTCTTGACCGGCAATTCTACTTATAACACCGTCAAAATAAGATAACCCGCTTTCTACTGATTTTTGATTGCCACCAAACGCTGCATCGTATGCAATATTTTCTACCAGAATTCCTACATCTCTTCTACATTTTTCTCTATTGTAAATAAAGATATTTGATGTAGAATTTATATAGGCAATAGTTTCTGCAACAATAAATGATCTATTGGCTAATAATAGATCAAATGCATTTTGCACACCCGTCGAAGTATTTTCTGTAAGATTTATAGGGATCCTTTTTCCCACAGCTTGATACTCATCAGGGCCATTTCTAATTATTTCTGTAATTAAATCTAATCTGTCACCTAGTACATCTGCTTCGTAGAAAGTGGCACTATTTAATCCAGCAATTACCTGATTGACAGAATTTTGATATTTTGTGGTAACTGGCTTACCTTGAACTACCTGTTTAATGATGCCTTTTAAAAATCTATAAGCAGTAATAGTTTGCGGGACTTCGCCGCTTACTTCTGATGTATTATTTGTGTATCCAAAGTAGTATACACCTGTTTTTACACTTTGTTTATTGCCGCCGTGTAATAAATCAAATGCCACACTATCAATAATGTAACCTGTATCTCTAATACAGGTAGCTGTATTTAAAGGATAACTAGGATAAGTGGTTTTAACAAAATTTATAACAGCATTAGTAATAGTAGTTCTATTATTAACTAATGCATAATATCCATTTAGAACTGCTGAAATAGTAGATGCTGTATAATTTGAAATTATTTTATTTGAGATCCATTCTGCAAAATTACCGTTGCTTAAACTATTTGTATTTGTATTTAGAATCTCTAAAATTTCATCAAATCTAGCAGATACAGAATTGACTTGAGAAGCAGCGATATTATTAACAGTAGCTGCTGCCTGTGTTTTCAAGAAATTTATCGCTGCTGTTGTTGTAGTTATTTGGCTACCAATAGCATCTACATAACCTGATTGTCTCCAATATTGTAGACCTGCAAAAATACTTTCGCTTGTGCTGTCCTGTAATAGGTCTATTGCAATACTATCTATAAGCAAACCAGTGTCTCTAGCACATTTTGCTTGATCATAAACAAAATTTCCACTATTAAATGTTTCATCAACATATGTAACAACTTGTTCTTGTATAAATGGTTTATTAGCTAACAACAAGGTTCTAGCATTGAAAAATCCTGGATTTTGTTGCCCAGCATTGATAGCCATACCTAATTCTACTGTACCTGAACTTATTTTTACAACTATAGAACTTGTGTTTGCAGCCCACGATCCTGTTCCAACTGCCACTGGAACCTGTACCGTTTGGTTAGGGATAAACATAGTGCCGTCCCTAAGCCAAGGACCACTTTGATTCGTACAATTTTGAACATATGGACTATGAAATAAATCTATTCTTTGATTTTGTTCTAAAGGAGGAAATGCTGTAGCATATGCACCTCTATTGAATCCAGATTCATATGGACCTTCTAATAGACCACTTCGTCCATTTAAGAATGTCATGTAATTTAAATAACAACCACTTTCTAAATGAAATAGATCCTGTGTCTTATTAATAGGTTCTAAAAAAGTAGTTCTAATATCACTACCTCTAACACTTGTGTAAGGTTTAAGTCTAATAGGATTGTCTTCAAGATAAAATCCTGCACTGACAAGTATTTGTGTGCCTTCTTTGAAATATGGACTTTTTATCGCTCCACCTACTGTTCTGCAAGCACGGCTAGCATCTAACGCTCTTCCATCATTTGTATCGTTTCCATCCATAGTAACATAAAGTGTATTACTTACTACTGGATGTGTACCTATAGGATTAACACCTCGTACTCTTATGTCGCCTATAATTTCTGTTAATTCTGTTGCAGGTGCTATTGTTATATTACTATTAGTATTTGTAATAAACTTGGTATATAAGTTATTTACATAAGCGTCTGCCCATTCTAATGTTTCCTTACCTATGGTACCTGTATTGCCTTCTCTAGGGAAGGCACCATTCCCTATTACTATGTCTTGTCCTACTCCCACACCGCCCGTAATAGTAAGAGCCGCTGACATAGTACTGATTGCAGTTTGTGTAGATGCAATTCTTGCTTTGTCTGTTGTTAATAAACCTTGCGACGGATTATAAGTTAAACCTCCATATAATCCTGTAGAATCTATGAATAGAAATTGGTTGCCTGTATTGAGAGCGAATGTCGGATAAAAATCTAAGTTTACATTTGTTGATGTAACATTAACACTTAAACTGGTACTTGCTATTTCAATACGACCATAAATGAAACCTCCGACATTTAAATCTTTTTGAATTCCTATACCACCTTTGAAAAAAGTTCCACTAGCTTCTCTTTGAGCATTGGCAGTCTCTATTTGAGCAGTATTACCAGGTGTCGCACCATAAACATCGGTAGGATCAAATGGTCTAAAATATGGATTTTGTACATTTTCCTCTGAATATGATTTCACCTGTTCAATATATAAATTGTTCCATCTATTGTTTTCGGTTCCAAAATCGTATGTTTCACTCTCCGCAGGTATTAGGTCATTTATAAACTGTGCTTTTGGATCTACTTGTTGACCATCTGATATACCTATTTTAATTGTTTGTGAATCAAACTCTATTAAGCTTGGGGATATTAATGTTATGTCATCAGTAAGAGAAACAAGTTTTATGAACCCCCCCGCTTCTACATTAAAATAATCTCCAGATTTATTATCAATATATGTACTAGATTCATTTAAAATAAATGCCCCTGCAAGATTTTCAATTTCTTGACCTGCTTCATTTTTAATATAGCCACCTAAAACAATGTTTTTAATATATGAAGTAGCTTCATTATTGATATAGCTATTTGCTAGATTTTCTATATAATCGCCAGCTTCGTTTTTAATATATTGGTTGTCTGTTTTATTAAAAATATAACTACCAGCTTTATTTTCAATATAATCACCGACAGCACGATTGATAATATACTGCTGTGCTTCATTATTAATGTAAGAATCTGCTAGATTTTCTATAAACTGTCCAGATTGATTTTTAATATAATCCTGTGCTTCGTTGTATATGTATCCGCCTGAAATGTGAGTCATTTCTTGGAGTGACTCGATATAAATACTACCGTTCAGTGCTAGTAATTTGTAGTTGCCTGGTAATTTTAATACATTAGTTGACATTTATTAATTCCTTAATGTATTTATTCTTAGTGAGCTCGAATCTCAACCGCATCAATGAAGGCACTACTTCTATGAGGGTATTTAGGATGACTTTGAAATCTCAAAACTATACCAAAGGAGCTATCTAAAATATCACTGTAGGTTAAAGATGTATTCCATAAATTAGTTGTAGATCCATAAATTTTTATAGGGGCAAGGTCTAGGTCTGCAAAATTATGACCTATTAAAGAATCGTTTAAACAAAGTTGTATAGTATCATCTGTAATTCTACCAAATCTATTCATGGTGACTTTGACTTCAATTCCGGCAATGCTTGTAGGAACATTGATAAATCTAAAATTGATCAATTTTAGAAAGTATGTTTTTTCTATTATGTCATGTTTTGGGTTTCTTGCAATATGCAATAAATCTCTATTGGTTTTAGTGTGAGAACTATCTTTGTTTTTTATAGCACTAAAATTACGCTCACTATTCCAAGACACATGATTATCCTCAGCCCCTAATTCAGAATATTGTGTAACTATTGATGGAAGCGCCCAATTTGTACTCATATCATTATTTACCTAGCAAAAAATAAGGGGGACAAGCCCCCTTATATATACACAATATAAATTATTGTGAGTCGCCTTCAAGGTTAGTTGCACCTGTTGCTGTTGTAACTGCTGATGTTGATGTACCAGCCTCTTCAACTTGTACATATGTATCACTGGTTGATGTACTAAAGTTCCAAGGTCTTCTAATAGTGTTTCCGCTAGAACTTAAAGTTGTTAACATTCTGCCAGAGATTTTTAAAACCTGATCTACAGTTCCGTCATCTTGCTTAACTGTGATAGTCATTTCTCCAGCAAGAATAGACGCTGAAGCTTTATTAACTAATTTACATACACGTTGATTAGTGCCATCGCTGCATCTAAATCTACGAGCACCTACCTGATGTACAATGTAACCAGCTACGCTCGCGGTTCCGTTATGAAATTGTACTTTAATATTATTGTTAGCATCTGCGCTAAAAAATTTCTTTTTTAATGGACGTCCCATTTGTTTTTCTCCTATTTGAGCGTTCTATGCTCTACGCGGTGGGTTCCGCATAAATCACAAAGACATTTTATTTAACAAAAAGCCCGCATTTGCGGGCTTTTTTACACATCTGTAGCAATTTACTTAAAGCTTACGTTAGCAGATGTAATTGCAACCTTACCAAGGTAATCAGCAGCGTTACCTAGGCTGGATGCTGTATTTGTTAATTCAACATATCCGTAACGTGTTAAGAATCCAACTACTGGTTCAAATGTTGTTGGATCTAACACCACACCAGAACTCATTAGAGGGATATATGGACAGTAGAAAGCAGCAGCATCTGCCTCGCTTGTACCCTTATAACCAACTAGAATCTGATTGCTGTCTTGTGTGTCACTCAAATATGCATCAACATAAACACGCATTGCCCCATTTAGGGTACCAACAAACTTAGTATTTGTTGGAGCTTCAAATGTACCTTCTGTTGTGCGAGCAAATGCAGAAGTTGTTGCGCTCTGTAGAATTGTCAAAGCTTGGTTAGAAACCACTGCCCAGTTAGCAGAACCACGACGTGTACGCTGAGCAATTAAGTTGCTTACACGGTTGATCTGAATAGCAAGAGCAGCATGTTCATCGCCAACGAATGTTGCTGTACCAGAAACTAATGATTGGTCATATGTTTCCTCAACAGCAGCAAGACCACGTAACGAACCTAAGATTTCTTGATCAATTTCAGCGGTAATTTCTTGAGCAAGAGCTGCCATGATTTCTGCTTCTATATCAATACCTTGCTGTGCCTGTGCATCTTGTGCAGCCTCAAATGTCCAACGAGCTGAAAGCTTACGACTTTTAGCTTCAACTGATGTTTTTAAGATTTGAATGCTCATACGCTTACCGGGTGTACCTTCTAATAAACTTGTTACAGCAGCCTTAGGTGTTGCATCTACATCATTACCAGAATAAGCAGCCGCGATCTTAAATGGACTTAACGCTTCTTCGCCTGCTAGAACATTATTGCCTGAATCAGCGTAACGAACACGTAAAGTATGAATTTGTGCCACTGGACCAGTCATTGGCTGTACACCAACAATTTCGTTGGCAATTACGGTTGGCATTACTCGGCGGATTACTGGTAGAATTACACGGTTTAATGTAGCAATATTACCAGTACTAGTTGCACCTGCTGTTGCGGCCTCAGCTAAGTAACGGCGTGTATTTTCTAAGCAAACTGCCATAGATTGACGACGGTTACCTTGTAGGCCTTCAAGTAGAGCGTCTTTGGTCTCTGACCATCTTTCATTTAAAAGTTTTGACATTTTGTGTCTTCTCCTTGAATATTATTTTGATAAACCCGCAAGTTTGCGGATATCAAAAATGTTGTCTAAGCCTACCTCGGGCTTTTGTTCACGATTACCAGTAATTTCAATTCCTTCCGTTATAATAGACTTTTTAATAGTCTTTCTAACTTCACCTTCCATTACTGTTGGTAGGTATTTTTCATATGCCTTTGCAAGATCTTTTGTACTAACTGATTCTAAAAGAGTTTGCATCAGCTGCTTTTTATCAGTACCTAACGGTGCCAATAGTTCAGACATAGCTTGCTTACGTTCCATTAGGTCTTTTGTTACACGAATTTCGCGTTCTTTAGATTCTACAATGGTTTGTTTTGCTGCTAGTGCCTGTTTAGTTTCTGCTAATTCAATTTCTTTCTTTTGAATAATCTTTAATAGTTTATTTGTTTCAGATTTTTCATTTAGATAAGAACTTGCATATTCTTGTGCGAATGCTTCATAAATTTTACGTCCAAAGTCATTGTTACGAGCACTTTCGATATCTTCTTTCAATTGTTTAATTTCAGAATTTAACTTAGTGTTTATAACATTTTCTACAACTTTTGCTCCTTGACTTATAAATTTTGCCTTGATTTCTTCAAATTTTCCTTTTGAGTCGCGAATTAAACGAACTTTTGTTTCTGCTAAATCACGCTTATCAATTGCAAACTCTTGGATTTCTTTAGCAAGTGCATGTACAATGAATTTTTCTAACTTAATAAAATTTTCACTGACTTTTTTACGATCATTTTGAAACTCAACTAATTCTTTGCCTAATTGCTTGATAATAAATCCTTCTAATTTTAAGGAATCTTCATGTATACGCTGAGCGTATTTTGTCTTAGCTTCAACTAGAGCCTTTTTATCTTCATGCAATTCGGCCATTTCTGCGGCCAATCTTTCGCTTAACATCTTGTCAATTGCTTCAACCATAAGTGTTTTATCATGGTTATATTTCTGGGCGAATTCTTCACGAAGTTCAGCGGTAACTTGGTCGCGATTCTCTTGAATTTTATTAGCAAGAGCTAACTCTAATTCAGATCCAACATCTTCTGAAATTGCACCACTCTCTACTAATTTTTTGAATGCGTCCAACATTTATATTTCTCCTCGGGCTTATTTTAGACCTTTAATAATTTTAAGGAGACTTTCCTTAAGATATTTTTGGGCCTTTGGATCTTCTTTAACTTCTTGTGCCACTCTAAATGCACGATTTCCGCCTCTTATGTTCATTAAATGCTCATAAACAGGAGTAGGATATGCACCAGGGGCACTGGGCTGGGCTACTATATCAACTGTAATAATTTCAAAATCGGATACTTTGCCAGAATAATCATCAACGTTACCGCTGCCTCTTGAACTGACTCCAAGTTTTACACCGCTTTCTAACATTGTTCTAATTAAATTACCCATTGGAGTAGGAAGAATTTTCATCTTCCCATATCCATTAGGACCTTCCATCCACATTTGTGTAATCATGTGGCTTACTCTATCCAAATTTACTTTGAGGTCATCTGGATGATCAACTTCTCCTAATACACTATAACCACTTTGTAATTGATCGTTCAAAGTTTTTACAGCACGCTCAATTTCGTCAACAGGATAGACTCGTTGATTAGCATTACGAATACCTCCTTGAATAGCGATACCTTTAAGATAAAGAGTTCTATCTTCTTTGTCATCGCTTTCAAGCACTACTTGTGCTTGATCAAAACTTAAATTTTCTCTAAGATAAGTTAATTTCATCCATATTCTCTATTACTTGATATGCTTAATCAACTGAGCCTGGTTGCTCATGCTCGTTTGACCTGCCTTATCACCTGTTCCTGAACCTACCGGACCTGGACCAGAACCTTTCTTTTCAGCACCGTGACCACCGCTGACTTTCTTAAGATTCTTAACGCCCATCTTTCCTCCAGGTACATTACCGTTCCCGCCGTTGTCTATTTTGGCATTGCTTAAGAATCCGCCTGCTTTTCCTGCTGGATTGGTTCCGGTTGGACTTCCACCTTCGTGATGGCTTTGATTTAAGTTTTTTGCATTAGCACCTGTATTAGGCTTTCCTGAACCACTGCTTATAGGACTACGACCTTCTACAGAAGCACTATCTGTATCACCTGTACCTGCGCCAACATGTTTAGCTTGTTGCTTATTGCCGCCTTTGTCCCAATCGTTACCAACTTTTTCAACGTATTCGCGAGTCATACGACGACCTTCTTTGAACCCCATCATATCGTCTTTTTCGCTGTCCATATCGTCGTCACTAGTGGCGAATTCATCACCTCCTTTTTCGCCTCCAGTCATTTCTTCGGCAGCATCAAATGCGGCTTGTAATTCGTCCATGGCATTTTGAATACTCATCTTTAAATCTTCTTCTGGACTATCGACAGATATATCACTTTCTAAATCGT